AATGACATGCCGAAGAAATTCGAAATCATTGGCCTGAAAGAGTTGCAGCGCGACATCAAGCTTTTGGGACGGGTACCGCAATCAGCGGCCACGAAGGGCGCGCGCGCAGGCGGCAAGATCATTCTCGGGGCGGCGAAAGGAAATGCGCCGGTCGATACTGGGGATCTGAAGTCCGGGTTGATCATGAAGAAGGAAAGGAAGACAGCTCCGGGAAAGGCCGTGTATGATGTTATGCCCGATCCGGCCAAGAACGATATTTTTGTGAAAATGAGCAAGGACGGCAAAAGGGCATACTATCCGGCCTCGCAGGAATACGGCTTCCTAACGGTAGACGGCAGATACGTTCCGGGCTATCGGTACCTGCGGCACGCGCTGGATCACAACAAGACGATTATCGAGGAGACAATCCTTTCAACGGCAGGGCGAGAGGTTGACAAGGTACTTCGGAGCAAGGGAATGAGGTGATTCAAATCGCCCAAACATTTGAAGAAGCATTGACAGAGGAAATGAAGTCTATCGCAGCGCTCGAAGGGCGGGTATACCCCGCATTCGCACCGGAGGCTACGGCTGGTCAAGGCGTCCCCTATCTATTTTATCTATCCAGTCCGGGGCTGCGGACTAAGACGCAAGACGGATACCTAACGGGGCGAGCGGTGCGCGGGGAGCTGAATGTCGTCGCGGCAAGGTACGCCAGCCTGAAACCGGTCAGCGCTGCCGTTCTCGATCAGCTTATTTCCTTCGAGCGCCGCCGGATCAGCACGGACGGTCCGTTCATTCAGGAAGTGACATATGAGCAGCCGGTGGAGCTGTACGAGGACAAGCCGAAGCTGTACCGCTGCATGATCGAGTTTGAAGTTTATTTCTAAGGAGGAAAACGATATATGCCACAAAGATCAGTAGGAACGCGCATCAAGATCGGGACGACGTTTATCGCGGGGCTGACATCGATTGACGCGCCGCCCCGTTCGGCCGAGACTTTAGACACGACGACGCTGGACAGCGCCGGAGGATACCGGACGTTTACAGGTGGCTTCAAGGATGGCGGTGAGGTGACAATCAGCGGATACTTCGAGGCAGGGGACGCGGGGCAAATCGCACTGAACGACGCATTCGAAGCGGGAACGTTGCAGAACTTCGAGATTGTGTTCCCTCCTGAAATGGGGGCGTCGTGGTCCTTCCAAGGTGTTGTAACTGCCTACCAAGGCGGTTCTGCTTCGCTGGAGGACCTTCTGGCTTTTGAGGCGACAATCAAGATTAGCGGTCCGCCTACGCTGGCTACTTCGGCCTCTAGTGGATTGACGGCTTTGGCCTTCACCGGCGGCGGGACATTATCCCCGGCCTTTGCAAGCGGGGTTTCGTACTATGCTTATACCGGCGCTATCACATCGCCTATCACAGTCACGGCAACGGCTGCAAATCATACGTTGAAACTCTATGTGGACGGAGCGTTCGTCCAAGACCTGACGAGCGGCACGCCATCGAGCGCAATCACTGTATCGTCTAGCCGTCAAGTAACGATTTTTGCGCAAGAAGCTGGAAAGGCGATCCGTTATTATGACATTACTGTAGCGAAGACGAGCTAATATAAAAGCCGGGATTTTCCCGGCTAAAACCATTTATGAGAGGTGCAACCATTATGGATAATAACGATGTTGTAATAATCAATCTCGACCGTCCCAGAGTGCTGCGATACGGCCATGCTGCGATTAAACGATTGCTGGCTATGACAGGGAAAACTCTGGAAGAATTTGAGGAGACTGATTCGTTTGATATGGAAAGTCTCGAAAAAATCGTCTATTGTGGACTTCTTTCCGATGCTCGTGAGCATAACGAGCCCTTGAAGCTTGAAGACATGGAACACCTCTTAGATTATGCCGAGCCTTTTCAGCACATTGTAGAGCAAGTGCAGAAGGCCTTTGTTGCGGCTTTCGGGAAGAAGGAGGGAAACGGGGAAGCGATCCAGCCGGAGCGGGGGAAGAAAAGGAAGTAACCCCTTGGGACTGGGAGGTTTCCTTAAAGGCAGCTCTAATCGCAGGTGTATCTGTGAAAGAATACAATGAAATGACACCGCATGAATTAAACCTCCAGCTACAGGTGCATGCAGACCGCGAGAAAGCTCTCGGCATGGAGAATATCACCATGGCCTATTTGACGGCAGGATGGTCACGGGCTTCGAAACTCCCGAATCTAAAAAATATCCTCTCGAAACTGGAGCAACAGGAACCAAAAAAGAAAAAACGTGTGCATACGCCAGAGCAGATGCTGGAATTTGCAAAGATGGTGCAGGCGGAATATGAAGAAAGTCGAAAGTAGTACTTCATTGGAAGGATTTCGGAAACTCCCGTCGAAGTAGGCTATACTGCGATGAAAGGGGAGAATTCGAATGTTCAAAGGCAAAAAACTTATCGCAACTTTTGGAATGGTTAGTATCGTCGCTGCATCTATGGCAATTGGGGCTTATGCCGCTGATGACATTAAACTGATCGTCAACGGGAAACAAGCGGCGTCGAAAGTTGAAATCATTGACGGATCTAGCTATGTGCCGTTGCGTGCGGTTGCTGAAATGCTGGGGGCCGAAGTAAAGTGGGACGAAGGTAAACGGGAGATTGTTATCACGGGCAAGGCGGAGAATGCGGCGCAGGGAAGCGAGTACACAGCCGGTCCTTTATTGTTCCATGATGTGCAGGTGAAAAAAGGCGCGCTCGGTTGGGAAGTTTCAACAGAAATAAAAAACAACGGAGACAAGGCTATAAAAATGGGGACTGCAACCGCAGTTTTCTATGATGCAGAAGGAAAGAGACTCGGGACCGCGTCACTCATCATTAGCGACCTTGGGTTGGGAGAAACGAAGACGAAAGAGGGATACGCTTCCGAAGACTTGACAGGATGGAAAACGATCAAGTTTCAAGTTGATTCCGTTCTAAACTAAATATATCCGCCTTGTAAGACGACCCCGGTGGTCGTCTTATTTGTGCTTCTAAGGGGGTGGTTTATCCATGGCGGTTGTGAGAAACCTCATGGTTCGATAACCGAGCCGGGGCCGATTTTAGTTCCGCGAGAAAAGCGATGGCTGGCTTTCAGAAAGATTTAAACGGTTTTGGTAAAAACTTGTCGGCGTCATTCAGCGGACTAAAGACGGCCATAGCCGGAGTTGCTGCTGCCATAGCTACGCTTGGAATCGCAAGTGCCGTCGATGACGCAATGAAGGTTGAGGCTGCAATGGGGCAGCTTCAACGAACAATGGGAAGTAATGCTAAAGAGTTCGAACAGTGGTCGAGAACGACAGCCGCGTCCTATGGTCTCGCAAGAAGTGAGGCCGTTAGGTATGGTGCGACATACTCGCAGATGATTTCGGACTTTAGCAAGAGCACGAAGGAAACAATGAAATCTACCGAAGATGTGCTAAAGGCCGCCGCGACAATATCCATTAGCACAGGCCGGGACATGGTGGACGTTACTGACCGTATTCGCTCGGCATTCAACCAAGAGGCTGACGGCGCGGACGAATTGGGTGTTAACGTTCGGGTTGCTGCGTTGGAAGCTTCCGAAGCATTCAAGAAGTTCGCAAACGGAAGGCAGTGGGCGGACCTATCACAAGCAACACAGCGACAGATTATCCTAACACACCTTCTAAGCGAGGTGTCGAGGCGATACGGGGACGAGTTGGCAAACAATACTATGGTTCGCCACAACCAATTTACGGCACAGCTGAGGAACGCAAAAACGGCGCTTGGAGAGGCATTCCTGCCAATCTACAATGCGGTCCTTCCCGCGCTGACAGCAATGGCTACAGCTCTTGCTAATACTGCTAGTGCGGTGGCCCAGTTTACCGCAGCATTGTTTGGGGCACAGACGCAGAAGCAGACACAGCAAACAGCCCAACAAGCAAAGGCTGTAAGTGGCCTTGGAGACTCGTACAAGAAGGCCGGGAAAGATGCTAAGCACTCACTGGCGGCATTTGACGAGATCAACGAGCTAACCAAAGGATCGGGCGACAGTGGAGACAAGGACGCTGCTGCCGCAGCAAAGCCTCCTGAAATGGAAAAGTTTGTTCCGCCTGAAGAATCGGAGAATAGATTCAAGGAATGGGCTGAAAAGATACGGGAGGCAATGGCGCCCGTTCGTGATGCTTTTGATGGACTAAAGAAAGCGCTCGGCGAACTATGGAAGGCTTTAACCGATCTTTGGAATGCCCTCGGAGGCGACAAACTCCTCGATTGGTTGATCAAACTGGCCGCTTATCAGTGGGCAGCAATGTTCGACAGATTTAAGGGACTGATCGAAATATTGACGGGTGTCGTCAAGATGCTGCAAGGCATATTCACCCTCGACGGCGGGAAATTTTTGGAGGGTGTAGAGGATGTTGTGTCCGGCTTATACGATCTAATCGTTGTTGGCATGTTCGGCGCGATCATACCAGGCTCTCGTGAAAAACTAATCGAGTTCAAGGGTGTTTTGGCAAAAGCATGGCATGACATGGTCGCAGAAGCCGGGCCTATTTTGGAGAACATGAAACAGTTCTTTTTGAATTTTTGGCAAAGTACCCTTGTTCCTTTTGGGTCATGGCTAAGCACTGTATTTGTCGCTGCTTGGGGCGTCGTCCAGAAGGTTGCTATGGTTTTCTGGAAGGATGTTCTTGTGCCGCTAGGTCAATACCTTGTATGGCTATGGCAGGAAGTCATAACACCAGTTGCTGCGGTTTTGACCGATATTCTCGCCGTAGGGTTCGATATTGTCAGTGACGTTGCCATGATCCTGTGGAAGAACGTACTTGTCCCGCTGGGAGACTTTTTGGGAACAGTATTCGTTACCGTCGTTAAAGGTGTAATTGACATCCTTAGTGTTTGGTGGGAGAACATCTTAAAGCCTCTCGGAGCGTTTATCTTGAATGTATTCAAGAAGGCTATCGAGAACCTAATCGATACTTTTAAGTTTCTTTGGCATGACGTGCTCAAGCCGCTTATCGCATTTTTGAAAGAGACTTTGCAACCAGTGTTCGAAACAGTAGCAGAAGCGATCAAGGGCATCATACTAGCCTTGAAAAAGGTTTTTGTTGGACTGATTGAATTCATTGTCGGAATCTTCACGGCGGACTGGAAGCGGGCATGGGAAGGATTCAAGCTGATTGTTGAAGGTATTTGGGATGGCATTGTGGCAATCATCAAAGGCGCTGTAAATCTCATCATCGATTTTATCAACTTCCTTGTAAGGTCGTGGAATAAAATCGAATTGAAGATGCCTGCGGTCAACAATCCATTTACCGGGGAACCAATGTTTGGCGGTGTGACAATCTCAGTTCCAAAGATACCGGAAATACCAAAACTGGCGCGCGGAGGGGTGGTTACTGGTCCCACTGTCGCAATGATCGGGGAAGCTGGTGCCGAGGCCGTTCTACCACTCGAGCGAGGAGACGTATTTGATAAATTTGCGGGGTCCGTAAGTACTGCAATGGTCACGGCCTTACAGACATTGGGCGGCGGCACGTCCAACAGAGGGAACGGGGACATCGTTCTTTCAATCGACGGCGTAGCCTTCGCAAGGATCACGAATGCGTACTCGACCAACGAAAGCAAGCGGATCGGCGGCTCAATGATAACGACGATGGGGTGATGATATGGCGGCGATCATAAAAATAGGTTCCGTGGAGCTTCCGTCGCCGTCAGAGATGCAAATAGGCATTCAAGATATCAAAAAGGCGGAACGGAACGCAAAAGGTAATCTCATTTCGGAATTGATCACGACCAAACGGAAGATTGAGTTAGGTTGGGCGTTTCTGACGGC